TCTTTCATTTGATCCTGTGATGGATACTCCCCTTTTTCTATTAATTCTTTTTCTACATCTGTGTAAAACATATCTCCTTTATCTAAAATACCTTTATACGCTTCTACTAATTCAGATGCATATCGATCTGCACCAAAATTACCTGTTGAAGATCCATCAGATCCATCTTTAAAACCTATTCGTCCACCATTTGCAAATTGTGGTACGGGTCTACCTCTACCTGCATCGCCATACGCGCTTGTAGTTGTATCCATAAACATTCCTGGCATAGATTCATAAACTGATTTTTGAATTTCCATTGGACCGTTGTCTGTCATAATTGTAATTGTTTCTTCTTCGTCTTCTTTTATATTTTGTATAGCTGCAGGTATACCACCAAAGTCTGCACCACCGCCTTTTAATCCTACTCTGCCGCCTGTTTTATATCCTGCTGCATAAATTGCATCTTCAATTTCTTCATCTGTAAAACCATAAGCTTCCATAGATTGTCTGATAGCTGCTGCTCTTTGTGCATCTGATGCACCTTGTTCTGCTTCTGCTTCAGCCATTTCTCTATCATAATCTTTTTGAGCTCGTCTTGCTTCTGCTATAGCTAAATCTGTTGTACCTTGACCTATTGGTACTAATCCTGCTTTTAATCCTTCCATACTAAATGGATTTGTTCTTAAAGTTTCACCAACACCTGTTAAATAATTTGAACTTTTTTCTAATGCACCTAAACCACTTTTAGCAAATCCTGGTTGCATACTAGCTCCTTTGGTTTCAAAAAATTGTGCGGCGCTTGGTTGTCCACTAGTAATAACACCTTCCGTAGGATGCATTGTTCTTATTTGACTTCCTGGCGCAGACAATGCACCAATACCAGAAGCCATAGCTAATGATAATGCACTAAAGTCTCCATCACTTCCTTCTTGAGCTAATTGAGATCCAAGATTTAAACCACCAGATACCAAAGCTCTTTGTAGCATACTAGTACCCATAATCCCTGGAGCCATAAACGGTGCGGCTGCAGCTAAAAACGGTAATGCTGGTTTAATCTCATTCGGTACTATTTTATCTAGTACTCTTGAAATAGGTCTAGTTATCTTTTTTAAAAATCCCATAGTTTCTCTTTATATTATATAATGACGGCAAGTTCGCAAAGCTTGTAAAAAGGCGAGTGTATCACAATTTACAGGCTTTTTAACCATTCGTCAATCGCTGATATTAAAGTCAGCGCCTATCTTTACTTCTTCTACAGTCACATTTACATCCCTTCGTATATGCTCTGCTTTTGTAGCTGTATTAGCATCTTGAACGTCTGCTAAAGCTTCAGCATCTGACATATACTCTTGACCTGTTTCTGTATTAGTTAGAGTTACTTCTGTTTTAGGTGTGATTACTGGTACTCTTTGACCATTAATTGTTTCATACCTAACAGAAGCTTCTGTTTCTATAAACGGCATTATCTGTCCTCCCTGTTAATTTCTAATATAGATGCAATAACATCTACATTACCACTAGTTGCTTGTACTTTTAATATCTCACTTTCTTGCATAATTAAAGGCTCACTTAAAACTTGTTCTTTTTCGTTAGCACTTAAACTAATATTATTATCTATTACAAATGCAGTACCTGCTGCGTTAGTTAGTGTAGCTTTAACAACTGCTGCACCAGCATTGTCTTCTACTACTAATAAAGATTTTACAATAGCACGAGAGTTACTAGGTACCGTATACAAAGTTGTAACGTCTGTGGTAGTTAAACTTACTTTATCATTTTTATATATATTTGCCATTTATCCTAATCCGAACCAAGTATATCTTTCCGAGTCCTCTTTAAGTTGTGTTAAGTATGTAGAGTTTAACTGTTCTATAATTGTAGTTAACGCTCTGTTAATTTGTCTTTGGTTATCTTCACTGTATTCTTTTTTAGGTTCTGGTAATCTTACTACAACTTTTGTCATTAACCTCTCCTTCCATCTGGTTGTATATCAACTTGAAACGTACCAAATCTCCACGATTCGCCTACACCTGTATTTTCTATTTTTATATTTGCATACCTACCTCTGGCTCTTGTGTCAACTTTTAAAGTTGATGAAGTAACTGTAAAAGGACTTAATGTAGTTTCTATATCATCTTGTGCTGGAAAATCTTTTATAGATAAAGTTATTTGGTTGTTACCTGTTAACACTTTAAAGTTTGGTAAAAATCTTCTCATCGCTAAAAATACTTCTGATTGATCTGGTTGTAATGAAAAACTAAATGATTGTATAAAAGATGTTAATGCAGTTACACTACCATCTGGATTAACTTGATCGGTCCCCGACTCGTGCTCAAACAATACGCTTCTACCTAAACCTGTTTCACCTATAATTGCAGGAAAAGAACCTGTAGCTGAACTACTGTATGCTGTAGCATATGGTTTAGGATATACTAATGAATCAATCCAAGTTGTTCTAATTGAATTAGTGTTAGTTCCTGTATACCAATTACCCATAGGTAATTGTGCATTATTTTGTCCATAGTTGTAAACTACATATCTGTTATTAAAATCTGATCCTGATGTTGGATACCACCAAGTTACTTCTGTAAATAAGTTATTGATACCAGCACAAACTTGTTGACCTTTTGTTGTATCAACATCATCATAAACATAGTCTTCAACACTACAAGGTAAAGTATTTACAGTACCATCAAATGAGAAGAAACCATTATTACCCATCCAGTAAGCAACACCATCAATTTCGATCGCCGCATTTTTACCAATCAATCCACAGTTAGTACCCACTTGTTCAAAGCCAAATGTAAATGGTGCACCAACAAATTTCATTGTGTACAATGCGTTATCGGTCCATACTAGAATATTTTCTTTTGCAACCAAAGCTCCTACAATTTTAGTACCATCTTGTATTCTTTGTGTACCAGCTGTGTTAGTTGCTTCGGGTACATATGCATTTATATTTTCATCTTCAGAAAATCTTATAAACATATCGTCTTGTGTAGAAGGTGATCCAATAGTTGTTTCAGTTCCAAAATGAATTAAGTGACGTGTTGTTGGTGAAATTAAAGTTGTTCTTGTTGCTGTTGGATTATTGGTAGTTTGAAATCCTGATGTAGTTGTAGAAGCTCTTGTAGATAATCTTGCTGAAATAGAAGAATCCCAAGTAAAAGTTTTACCATTAGCAATAGTTGCAACTAATACATCACCAAAATTACTTAATGACCAAAGTCCTGGTTCAAGAGTAACAGTAGCTGCATCAACTGCATCTCCCCATCCTGAAAATTCTGTAGCGTTTGTAACTGTGGCACCATCAGAATGTATTGCGCTTGCTGTTCCTTTTTGTGCTCTAGAAATACCTGTTAGTTCTGCGCCAGCAACACCTGTATAAGTTATTAATTCATTAGCAATTGCTATTGTTCCACCTGATGATGGAAAACCTGTAGTAGAAGCTAAACGTATTTGCGTGGCAGATCCATTATTACCATTAGTATCCGCGGCCAACGCTCCGTCAAGCGTTGATGTTTGTGCACCTTGAACTGTACCACCATATTGACTAATACCAAAACCATAACCATAAGTTTGAGCTGCAGGACCAACTCTTTCATAAGGTTTTATATCTACACTACCACCAGAAGCTGTTGAACCAGAACTTGTAAAAGTTATAGTAAAAGTATTTGCTGTAGGAGTTGTTATAACTTGAAATAACTTGTCTTCAAAGTCGGATGCACTTAATCCTGTACCACCAGGTAAAGTTACACTGTCAAATAAAACAATGTCACCATCTTCTAAATTGTGTGCAGCTGATGTTGTAATTGTAATTGTTGTGGAGCCGTTAAAAGTAAATGTAGCTGCTGAAATAGTAGTTGATAAAGGAGTTACGTCAAAAAATTGACCTTCAAAATATACGATTAAAAATTTATCTGTACCAATGGCTACGTATCTATTACCATCTTGGTCAACAAATGCGTGTTGTTTTCTAGCAACACCTACTAAAGAATCTGTAAGTAATGATTGCCAACCACCAACTTTTTCTGGTAGTCCGTATCTAAATCTAACATTGTCTGAATCAACCCAACGACCTTCTGCTCCAACTGCTGTATCTTGTTTGTCGATTCCAGGAGCAAACTTAATCTTCGTAAGCATTAATTACTCCTATTGATTTGTTGATTTATATAGCCAACCTTTTGTGGCATTAGCATAAATAAGAGTTACACATTCATTATTAGTAGCAAGAGAATCATTAACAGCATCACCTTCTATTGGTTGACCATTTCTATCTATAATACAATTGTTTGTTGCAAAACCATTTGATGCTGAACCATCCATAATTGTTACTTCATCACCGACTGCAGGTGATGCAGGTAGTGTAATTGTAACTGGGTTAGCAACTGTATCTACTACGATTTGATCACCAGCTACTGCTGTGTATGTAGTTTTACTTGCTGCAGTTACAGATGTCATTCCTTTTTGTAACATACCTAATGTTGTTGCTGGTACACTACCTCTAGAATAAACTAAAGCTGTTGCACCTTCAGGAAGAGGGACTTGAGTGGCTCCAGCTTGACCTGTAGTTAATAGTGTTACTGTATAACTATCTCCTGCTCCACCTCTAGTAGTTCCATCTTCTACAAAAAATACTCTGTTTGCATTACCGCCTGTTGTTGATGCAGGCATCGCTAGACTAGCGTTACCTGATAAAGTACCTGTAACTTTTATGTAAAGGTTTTTACCATTTGCTGTTGCATCTCCATCAGCTAAACTTAATGTAGTTGTACCTGAACTTAAAGTTACTTCTACATAACCTGATGCTGCTGTTTGTAATAATTGTAAATTAGTATTTGTAATTGCACCCCATAGACCAGCTTTTTCTCCTGTTGCTACGAGTTCTAATGATAAATCTGTTGAATAACTTGATGCCATAATTTTAGTACGGTTTGATTGGTGTCCAAACCATTGTCGCTCCTGGTATTATATCGTTCCACGTAATAACTCCTGGCTCTACTGTATCTAAAGCAAGAGATACTTTGTCAGGATTTATAT